TTCTTCTGCTTCATTTGACTGAACGTTACCCTTAATTAACATCTTACCGTCATTGAGTTCGATCTCAATGTCTTGTTTAGAAAAACCAGCAACAGCTACTTCAACAACGTAAGTATTATCGCCTGTTTTTTTAATGTTGTAGGGAGGGTAGTTAGGAATATTCTTTGTCATATCATCGTGCATTTTAGCAATGCGCGAAAATTGATCATCGAAACCAACAAGAAATTTATCCATGTCCTTAAATGCAGGACCAAAAGTAATGTTACCTAATGTCATATTAAGCTCCCTTTTTAGTTACACCAGTAATTGCATTTGCAAATGTCTCAGAAGCCAATGTTATAACATCGTTGGCCGACTTAGCGATTTGCTTTGTAAAGACACGTTGTGCCTCTACGAAATCAATTAAAGGTTTTTTAAGGGAATCTTCCTGTACTGTTTGTTTGAGGAAGTTGATTTTAGCATCTTGAATTGAATCAATAGCCATGTTTGCGTAGAACATATAGTTTCTCCTATTAAGCGAAAAGTTAAAAATTCGATACCCCGAAGGCATATCTTAATCCAGCTTACTTAATACTGGGTCAACTAACGAGTGACAGTGCAATTGCTCGGACGCCTTATACCGTAGCATCAAACAGCCCTAAGGTGGGACTTGTAGACGAACCCAATGGCGTTCGTCAATTTAATTTATTTATACGATTGCTCGTTATAATTTACTCTTTTGTTACCAATATTATACTTAGTTTGTAGATCCCACTCACCTTTATCCTTAAAAGCAATAATTTTTATCTGCGATAAAGGAGCAAGATCGGTAAATTTTGTAACCTCTATAATCTTTACCAGCTCCCAGTCAGAAAGGAGCTTGGCAATTGTATTTCTACGCTCTAGATCGTTTTCTGTTAAGTCAGTTTGCTTTCCGTCTAGAGCAAAGAGTTCCTTAAAGTGCACGATATAGTATTTACCTTGCTTATGTAATATATGGCAGGATTGAAAAAGAATCTTATCTTTTCTAGAGGCAACACCAATTCTAGTTAATGTTTCTCTTACTTTAAGAAAATCATCTGGTTTAACAAGTAGGACTTCTAGGGGTGCATATCCAGGTAAGTCAATCTTGAAGTACTCGTTTGACATTATTTATTCCACCTTTTTCTAATTTTTGTTTTATCAGGTCAATTTGAGACTGATCTAGAAGGGGGAGTACCTGGCGTGCTTTTTCTGTGCTATAACCATAGTATTGTTTTATTACTTCTATCGATTCAATCTTCTCAGCTTTGATCCACTTATTATAGCGTTTCTTAGGCCTAATATTATTTAGGAGAAATTGGAATTGGAGTTTCTTATCAAGATGAGGTCTTGAGTTCATCTCATTTGCCTGGATTACGGTATCAGCGCCGTACGAAAGCCCTTTATTTACAATGTATGGAACATATTGTTTTTCAGCCCAATCATCTACCATAATATCGTTCTTATTATAGGTAATTGCATTTATAAAATCGAAGGGTGATATAGCAGGTGCTTTGTAAGGCTCGATAACTATCTCTACTTTAGGTTCTCCAAACATTACATTAACATCCTAATTAAGCCTATAGAATCTATAGTAGTTAAGAGCAGGTAGTTAGCCAACATGCCAAATGATTTCCTAGTCCAACTAGCCCAAGCATAAAGAGCGCAACCAGTAATCCAAATAGGATAAAGAACAAGAAGCGGAGGGCTGGGGACTGTGGCAGCCATAGTAATCGAACAACCAATACTAATAGCCCAAGCGACCAACTCAACAGCAAACCGAATTCTATTGGACTTAAAATCATCTTTTATCCATTCAAATGTAGGTCTTAACAATTCGTTCATTTAAGTTCTACCGATGCCATAATTTCAGTTAAGCATGCAACAAGATTAATTTCTTGATCAGCTACAAAAGCGGACTTATACTGGTAGTCAGCTATCGTTAGGATCAGTTGAGGTACTTGATTAGTTAGAGGTACAAACGTATCATAAATCTTACGGAACAAGGATACGGGGTCATTATCTAGATTATTAACAACCCAGGCTCTCATCTTCTTCCAGTCTTTTTCTTTAATAGCATCAATAAGCTCTTTCATATTAGCTTCACTGACACTGACTAAGATACCTTCATCAATAGAACCGGATTGTGAATAGCGCTGAAGCTCGTTTAGCGTTCTACGAAAGTCAGGGAAGTGCTTCTGTACGATCTTAACGATCACCTTTTGATCGAAAGGTATAGACTCTTGTTCTAGGATACTACACACACGCTTAAAGAAGCTAGATGCAATCGCAGGCTTATCAGCATTAGGTATTTTAAACTCAATTACTGCGCACCTTGAATGTAGGGGTGCAATAATACGATTCTTAAAATTACAGGTTAGAATAAAGCGACAATTACTTGCAAACTCTTCGATGAACCCACGCAACGCAGGCTGAGTAGAATTAGGATTTAAGTAATCAGCTTCGTCAAGGATAACCACCTTGGTATTACCAGTAAACGAAACGGTGGAGGCAAATTGCTTAATCTTAGTACGCAATACATCAATACCAGACTCTTCTGATCCGTTAATGATCATATAGTCTGTTTGAAGCTCCTCACACAGAGCCCTAGCTACCGTAGTCTTACCAGTACCCGCGGACCCACATAGCAACATATTCTGAATCTCACCTTTAGCAACCATCTGCTTAAAGTATTCTTTCTGAGACTCAGGTAAAATGCAATCGTCAATTTTCTTAGGTCGATACTTCTCGCACCAGATGAAATGCTCATTCATATGCTACCCTCAAACTACCGAACCAGGTTCTGCTGCAATCCAATATTGTAGTTGTCTAGATTCGTGCTTGAAATGAAGGAACTTAGCTTTACCATTAGGAGTCTTAGCAACCGTAATATCATATGCATCAGGAATAACTTTTAGATTTTCAACAGCAATAAAAACATCGAAGTCATCGAAGGATGTACCTAGAGATTTCCTAAAGTTAGATGCAGTATCATTCTTACGATCACTTACCGATAATAAAACGGCTTGATTCTTACAAGTAACAGATACAGTAGGCGCGCCAGTAATAGCAGCCGCTTTCATAATCATCTGAATATCTTCAGCTGTTACTTTAAACTTATAAACATCGGCATGCTCAATTTCGTTAGTAGGTGCAGCAGTTACAATCTCAGGATTAGAGTAATAGTATTCAAATTTACCAGCCGGGCTAGTAATACCGATACATTTATCTCCAAATTCAATATCCTGACTATCGGTCAACGTCCACATAGCCAGAAGAGAGTTCAAATCATAGATTGCAAACTCTTTAGGTATCGTTTCTTTAATAACAGCTTTCGCAAAGATGTTCTTTGCGTTAGAGATAGTACTAACTGCATCACCTTCTTTAAATACAATGTTAGTATTGATCGATGCAAAGTTCTTCAGCAGCGCAATAGTTTCACTTCCAATTTTCATAATATAGTCCTTATAATTACATATTATAACGTCATTTCCAGCTCAATGCTACTTCTTTCGTTGGCATGGTACCATTATACTTGTCGATACAGTACTGTCTTTCTTTTGCATCTAACTCCATAAATTTTGGATCTCGAAATGCAGATGAACCGTGTTCTCTAAAGCAAACCAAAACGTCATTTATCATAATAGGGTCCCCATGATAGTAGTAAGACCGATAGAAATACTCACCATCTACTATCCACAATAAGTTATCGTCCATCTCGATTGCACAGTCTCGTCTTACAGCATAGTTAGATGGATTACCGGTTGTGTTATCACCATTTACATACTTGTTACCATACCAAGGTTTTCTGGTATCAAAGTACTCAGTACGATCTTCGTTACTGTGTGTAAAACCTGATATAAACCATTTACCTTCTGGATTATTATCAAACGCATCGCTTATCTTTTGTAGTGCAAAAGGATCTACAAAGAAGTCATCCATATAGAGTAATTTAACAATTTCTCCGCTTGCATGCCTCACGGCATTGTTTACATTATTGGCAGCATTCTTTTTCTCACTGGTATTACGTACATACCGGATATTAAGAGCGTGGTCGAAAGTATCTACTATAGTTCTTAAGTTATCAAAAGTACTTTGATCGGAAATAACAACTTCAAAGTCTTTAAACGACTGAAAGATTAAATGAGAAAGATATTCAACAAGAAACTTTTCTGCCCGAGTACCGTTCATGGTATAAACTGGACAACATATAGAAATTTTAGACATAGTCAACACATACCCCATGAATACCTAACAACTTATATTTTTCAAAATCTACATTAGGGTAAAAATCAAGTAGAACTTGATTGTAAGAAAATACGTTCTGCGGCTTGGGATAAGTCCAAACATACCCTTGAGTTGTCAAAGTGTAATCATCCTTATCATGCATAAAATAATTAAAGCCACTGTATCTGAATAATTCAGTACTTGCTTTAAGATTTTTACAATGTATCCATAATCTTGTCTTTAGTGATGTGAGGTAATCTATAGAGATGAAATATGTTGGCTCGTCATGTCCAAGATAAAGACCGGTTTTATGAGCCCAGAGGTCAATTTCTATATCGTACCCTTGCTGTATACAATAATCGATTACTTCAGATTTATTTTCATTATCTGGATCAGGTCCAAACGTATTGCCTCGATGACAAATAATTTTCATTAGATTAGCTTAGGTGCACCCAGCGGTTGTACATTAAGATACTTCTTCCAAGGCTGACCTTGATCCACGCGTTTAAGTTTAGTAAAACCTTTTTTACGAATAATAATATTATCACCTGGCTCGTACTTACCGTCAATACATTCTTTAATAACTTCGGCTACTTGTAATGTAGATAGCCTAGTACGTATGTCTTCACCTGGGTAATCTTTTTCTCTCATTTTAGTATCTACACGACCGGGGCTGATTGAATAGGCATTATACCCCTCAAGTCCAAGTGATTGAACGAAAGAAATAACACCAGACTTAGACGCTGAGTACCCGCTATGTTCTGGTTTACCATACATACCTGCAACTGAGGCAATAAAAATCATTGGACGAAATAAATTTAAAGATACTGATTCTCTTGCAACTATAAAGCTGCCAACTAAGTTAACATCAATTTCTTCTTTCCAATGATCTATGTTGGAATCCTTAACAACCTGTACGTGAGAAATACCAGCACAATTTACTATTACATCAGGGTTATATTTTTTTAATGTATTCCGTACCTGTAAAGCATCTCTTACATCGCATTCTTCTTTAGGTACGTTTACAGTATCCGGGTACAGCTGTTTAATACCTTCACCGATATCACTTTTACCAAAAATTAAAATTTTCATAATATAACATCCCCGTTCTCTACTTTATCTAAAAATATTTCTAGCTCGTATGGTGTACCAAGCATATGTTTCTTGTTAACGTCAACTTCGTATACCGATACATTACCTAGTCCAGAAATTAACTCATTATACGCAGGTGCAATATAAAATTCGTTATTAGTTCTGATATTCTTAGCAATCATCATAATTACACTCTCGATATATTCATTACCATGTCGGAAGTAATAGATACCTGCACAGGCTTTATCTGAAATAACTTTCTTTTCAGCTACTTCTATAACTTGACCTTTTTTTACTTTTGCGTAACTATGATGGGGGTTGGTAGAATTAAACACAACCAGGGAACCGTCGCGGTCTTTAGAATGCTCTAGAAAGCTATCAAAATCCCATTCAAGATATTGATCACAATTTGCGATAACTAGCGGCGTAGAATTATTAATGTAAGGGAGAGCCATTAATGTGGTACACGCAGCACCTTCAGTAACAATATCTAACGGAATAATTGTACCTTGTTGTTCAAGAAATTCTTGAAGTCCGTTATCTAAATGTTCTTTCAATGCAATAAAAATAAAATTACATTCGCTGTGTTTAGACGTAAGTGAATCAATGACTCGTTTAATCATTGGAACACCAACTACATCAATCATTGGCTTAGGCTTATCATACCCACTCTCAATAAATCGCTGGCCTCTACCAGCCATTGGTATAACTACATTAATCATTTAAATCCTTATTATGGAAATTTAGCTAAAATTTCTTCGTTAATTGGTATTTTGCCGCGTAACCGATCGGTGTAATCCCTGGTACAGATACTTGTTAGTAGGTGACCACTCAATTGCGGTTCTTCACTCATGAAGTGAATATTCTCAGTACCAATAATAGAAGAGACAATATTGTAAAAGTTATGCATATGATTTGGGTCATACTTCATTAGTTCATTATAAGCTATTTTTACCTCCTCGTGCAACCGCTTTGGCCATGCATAAAAAGTATCCCCCACCCATTTTTCTCTTTCCCAGTAACCGTTGCCCTCTGGAGAAGTAAAATTAAATTTATCCCAGTCTATGTTAAAGTCTTTTAAACTTTTATTGTAATGAACATCAAACCTCGACATAATATAAAAATCAATACTATCGTCATCCCCAATAAGAGTAATTGCTGTTTTACGAGTAGGGTTTTGCCTACTACCTTCAAAAGGTATAGAAGCAAGTCTTTTAGGGTTGAGGAGTTTGGTAACTTCGTCCATTCTATCATTATCATACGTCATAACGTAATTGTAAACAGAATGTTCTTTCCGAAGCGGCTGAATTAAGTTACGATCAATGTTAGGGAAACAATGATTAAAATCTCTCTCTGATTTATGACCGAATGATATACCTGCAAAAATTAATGCTATGTTCATAATTGCTATTTACAAATTAAATTACTGCATAAATGGTTCTTGAGCTAGCTCTTTGCTATTCCAGAGGTAATCCTGGTAGATAGCGTTTAATTTTTCTTCATTAGTATTATGTTGTGTACCATATCCCTTAGCAAAATCCGATGGGGGGATCTTGGTTTGTATTTGAAGCTTTCTTTTAACAGCATCAGTATTGTAAGGTGAGAACCCGTACCAAAGAACAACTAACCTGTCAGTTGTATGTGGTGTATCAAAGTGTCTGCCAAGAGGGTAGACATATAACCGCTTACTGTGAATAATTCTTGACCTTCTTATTTTAGATGCACCATCATTATAATGCATACCATATGTCTTTTGACTAACCAAGGATTTATTTGGATCAGGAATAACGTCTGGTTGATTATCTACCATCACACAACACGGAAGAACAAGATTATCAGTAGTTGCATTATCGAGAATAGAATAGTCACCAACTAAGAACTCGGTAACGTTAAGGCACATCTTCCATCCTGGGTATTGACTCTCATAATCTATTACCTCATCGTCACATAACTTAGCATCAAAGAATTCATTCCTTGACTTAACAATAGTCCAAGTTGGACATATCTTTTTAATTATCTCTACAGATGAGTCAGTAGAATTATAATCGATCATAACACCATGATCGAAATATTTTTTATGATGCTCTAACCACCAAGGGAGCAAATACTCTTCGTTAAAAAAATGTGTAACAACAGTTTTACTTAGCATAATTGACTTTCAAAATTTTGGATCTAATTTATATTCTTCAAATGACATAGCGTTTTTATCTTTATCAGAAATTATAGCTTTACTTGTTATTGCAAAAGGCAAGTCAACCATTAATGTTTTATCTAGAGGACAAATAGCACCTTCTGATTCCGCATTATGTACAGCTGTACAACTGTAACAAAAATGAGTTTCATCTTCCAGAGAGATAAATGCATGACCAAACCCAGGAGGTACCCAGACTTGTTTAAAATTATCTCCTGAAAGATAGACCATTACATATTTACCAAATGTAGGTGATTTAGCACGCAAGTCTACCGCTACATCCATACCCGAACCCCTTACAACCCTGCAAAGTTTACCCATTGGGTTATTCCACTGGTAATGAATACCACGAATGACATACTTGTGAGACATAGAGTGGTTGTCTTGTACAAATGTCACACCAAGGACTTGCTCCACAAAAGGGTTTAGTGACTCAGTAAAGAAGCCGCGATGATCAGAATATACCGGGCGTTCAAGTACCTTAACATCTGGTATAAAAGGATTAGATTCAATTTTCATAGGTATAAAAGGATTAGATTCAATTTTCATAATTAATATTTCTGTATAATGTTTCTTAGATCTTGTTTAGATCTTTCATTCCATCTTCTATGTGAGCCCGCTACGTAATGCATACCCATCAGGTCGCCTCTTTCATTTTTAAAATAGCAGTCACCGTAGTATGAAGCATCTGTCTGCCAGGCCAGTGTCTTAATCTGGTTATCTAAGATGTGCTTTCTTATCTTCCAACCAACTTCTACAAACCCTGTAGCCCGATTTTGATCTACCTCTTGTTGCGTCAGTACCCAGCTCTTAGCTCTTGCAAGATTAATATCATAATAAGAACCAAAACAACAAGGAATGTTTTTAAAGTTATCAGGATTAATATTTACCCATTGTCTTGTATCCTTACCATCATTGTACTCGGTACCAACAGCTTTATAACCTTGTTCAAACTTGTCTACAATGTAGTAATGTATATCATTGTTCAATACAAAGTAATCAGAGTCAATAATAGATACGATGCTTGTTTTACAAAATGTTAAGCCGTAATCTATTGCCCGACCATGAGAGAGACCATCAAACGTTGGTGCACTATTACAGTACACATATTGGTAGTCTTCCGTTTCAGGTAGAACTCTTTTTTCGTTGTCAGGGGTATTATCTACTACAATTAAATTGTAAAGTTTTTTATCAAATCTCTTTTTGAAATTATCGACCTGCAGTTCTAATAGATCGTAATTTCTATAGATTACTGTTACATAGTCAATCATTGTATTCTATATAATCTTTTCGTATAACAATATTTGTTGTTGGATCTTTATAACAACTAACTACACTGTCTACTGTTGACTCAATTGTCTCAGTAAACTTAAAGTCATAGTCTTTACACAGCTTATCAGTATTAATATCAAAGTTATAAGCG